ATTAGTCGTCAAAAAGTGACTTCAATTCATCATATCTTTTTTCGATGAGACGCCGCAGCGTTAGGGATAAATTGCCATCTCCATCATGGTTGACCACGTTGATTAATTTGTTGTAAAGCTCCTCGCTTACTTTAAAGTTCACGGGTTCGGTGTGTTGTATTTTCTTTATTTTGGATTCTTTTTTCATGATTTTTTCTGTATTTCTAAACGTTCTGAAATTCTCATTATTGATTCACGCAGATATTTGGATGTTTCGAAGAGGCTCCCTTGCTCCTCAACAAAATCTTCGAAGGCTTTTCTCGCAAAAAATACGCTTGTTTGAGCGTAATTATGGAAATTTGAAAAACTTTGAGTGATTTGAGGGTCAGCAGGATATTTTGCATCAACTTTTCTTTTCAAGTTCAAGACATTTTTTTTGATTTTTCTAACCTCTTCTAAAAAAAGATAGCGCTCGGTACCCTCTGTTAAGATTTTCTCTTTTTCTTCGGGAATCCATCGCGGAGCATCGAAAATAACGCTTGGAGCATCGATAAAATACATAGAAATATTATTCTCTGATGCATATTTTTGAGCTTCTTCTTTTGTTGAGAATCCAGATTTTATTAATGTTCCGGCGACGGTTCGCAGCTCGCACTTGAACCCAGGTGGAGTGATTTCTATCCAGTCGTTAATTTTCCATATTGGCATTTCAACAAGGCCGTTTCTGTAAAGATGCCATTCTGGCGCATCCCCAGTTGTTGATTCTATCAATTTTGCCCATGAATATTTTTCATCAGGGTCAAACCAGTCGGCTGTCACCAACACCATTTTTTCAAAAGGTGGTTGTTGTTCGGTGGTTTTAATCCATTTCATTGGTTTCCTCATCCTCAAAAAGCTCCCACTTGCCTAGGCACAAAAGACCAGCTTCCTGGGTTGTGAATGGATTTTCGATTAGCGGCGTAAAGTTCTCTCCGTCGATCACAAACCATTCCTCGTTCGAACTTTTTCCCACCCGAACTTCCTTGCCCTCGAAGTCTTCCAGGTCTTCGCCTGTAGCATCTGCGTCTGGTAGATGCTCAGCGTATTCGTCAGCAAGCGCCTCCGCATCAATTATTAGACACGGGTCGGGCGATTGATAGTCCTCGTTCACAAAATTGAAGGCGTTTTCATATATTTTTAAATCAGATTTTTTCATGTCATTCTCCTAAATGTTTGTTGAAGTTGATGCGCGGCATTACCTTGGTGTGGCCGCGTGGGATTACGCCTCACTTATGCGTCAAGTTTTTGTTCTATTGTTCGCGATGTGGAATTCCATCCTTCCCAAAATGAATGCATCAGGCTAAGCTGGGTCTGAGTGGGCACTTCGTATAAAGAATCTTCTGGGAACCCTAGTTCCTCGCAGAAATGATCGGGTATTTTCCTCTCTGCCTCCTGTAGAATTTTCCAATTTACGTTAGGGGCGCCAACCGTTTCGGCCCCATACTGAGCCCCGAGCAAAAACGCTTTTAAATTACGAGTTCTCATGATATTTTCTCCTCACGAGACAGCCTGAAGCTACGGCCTATGCCAACTACGCTCATCTCGATACCTGTGCATAAAATATTTTTTTTAAGAAGCACGGGCTGAAGTGGCCGATTTTCTCTGCGCTCGGCTAAATCATGCTCATATTTGCAGAATTCATCGAATCCCGCTATTTTGCAGTGACTCAGCCGCGCAACTTTTTCAGCAGCCTCCTCATCAGTCCACGCACGAACTGTGCCACGCTTCACATTAACGTTGCCTCGTGGCGATATTTTTTCAATTTCATACGCATAAATTGTGCGCGATTTTTCTCCCGATTGTTTTAATTTTTCCATGCCATCTCCTCCTGGGTCACCCCCATGCTGAGCCCCAAGTAAAAATGCCTTTAAATTATGAGTTCTCATTTCGCTTTCTCCCTGTTGATAAATATATGATAACACTAATTGTATAGGTGTCAATAAAAAAATAATAAAAAATATTATTTATTTTTTATCTCGTTTTTATAGTAGTATTTAATTAAATCTCGTATTGCCTGAGCTCTGTTTTTGAAGTTTTTTTCTATTAGAGCCAGCAACGACTTCTCTTCAGCACTCAATACGACAGTAATAGTGATTCCAGGTTCAGGTGGTACAACGCGCCGTTTGATCAAGTGAGCAACAGGGGAATCATATATGTTTTTGCGACGATTTTTGAGTTTTGACATAATTTTTTACTGAATTATACTGCAAAAAATGAGCTCATCAAAAAAAACAAAATCCGAACAACCCAAACAAACACCTGTAATAGAGGAGGAATCTGCTGTTGAGGAGACTGAGGCAGCAGGTAAAACAATCGTTGCTCACTCACTTGTACGAGCTCCTCACGGTTGGCAGTTGATTCGATTGAATATACCTGAGGGAGAGTTCGATCAATACGTTGAGAAACGTTCGCCCGCGAATATACTTGGAATACAGCTCAGTAAACTAAACGACTACTACGCAGCGATTGGCAGGGGGATTACGCCTCGATGACATTTTTTATACTGTCAACAATAGCCGTAGTGGCTGCGATTGGTGGCCTCTGGTTAGCATTAATCAATAGAATCGACGAACTTGTGAACGAGAACAACGTCACGTTGAGAAACGTCGACTTGCTACGCTCGGAGCTGAAACTATTATCAACTAGTCAAGCTGATGGACATTTTGAACACATTAAACTTTGTGACCGCGTTTCCGAGTTATCGAGCTCCGTTCAACCTGTCCTAGAGGACTACTCTATTCGTCGGAACGCTAGGACGGCTAGCGGTATTTTTGCCAGAGGTCGGTAATGAATAAAAAAAAATCAACTTCAGCAACACCAGAGGCTATTTTATTATCTGCTAGACAGGTAATAATAGGAGCGCTTGAACGAGGGCTGAGCCTAGACGGAGCAGCAGGACTTGCAGGCATCGCCCGTGCTAGGTTCCTGCAGTGGCGGGTGAGTGACCCTGATTTCGAGGACGAGATTGCAGCAGCACAGGCACGTTGTGAGAATAGAATAGTATCTATCGTAGCTGCTGCTAGTTCAGACGACCCTAAACTAGCTATGGAATTTTTACGTCACAGGTTCCCGCATCGCTGGGGAACAACTGAGCTACGCAGGAACGAGGAGGAACGAGCTATACAGCAATACGACCAGATGTTGATGCAAGGTTTGCAGGCCGAGAAAGAGAAAATAACGGAGGAATATAAACGAAGGATGCTTAACCGACTTGACGTTATTGCTCCTGAGGTTGGTTAGTGCAGTTAGGCAGGTTGATTGATCAAAGATATCTTGAGTTTGCGAATCGAGAGACCGACCTTACAGAGGTCACCACAGAGCAGTTAAAAATGTTACTGTGGCGGCATCATGACTTGTCGTATCTGCTGCTAGATACCCAGGTCGAGGCGCTCTCTTATTTAGAGAAATCAACATCTCTCGTGAGGATGGCACTGTGTAGTCGACGATGGGGTAAAACATACGCTGCTGCTATCTGGATTATTCAACTTGCTTTATCAAAGCCCAAGTCGATATTGAGGTATCTAGGGCCTACAAAAAAACATCTTCGTCAGTTTGCGAAACCAACGTTAGAAAAGATTCTATCAGATGCGCCCGTTGGAATATCTGGCAGGTTCGACGGGTATGATGATGTTTATATATTCCCTAATGGAAGTAAAATATTTTTCGGTTCGTGCGAGACAGAGTCAGATATCAATAAAAACGTAGGAACTGATTGTGATGGAGCCGTGATTGAGGAGGCTGGCATCATACGAAGCGAACTGCTGTCGCATGCTATTAAATCAGCTATTATACCTCAGTTTGCAACCAAGCCCGATGGCCGCGTGCTTGTGATTGCTACATTGCCTCGTACACCTGCTCACTATCTCGTTCAGGAACTGTTACCAAGGCTCGATGCGGCAAATGCTTTGGTGATTCAGACGATTGATGATGCAAAGCACGTGTCCGAAGAAATGAAACTTAAAATGATTGAGGAGCAAGGCGGCATCAATTCGTCCGATACTCAAAGGGAGCTTTATTGTAAAATTGTTACAGATGAGTCTACTGCTGTATTGCCTGAGTTTGATGCAGTTGCACAGCGTGATATTGTTGTAGAAACCGCCACTTCAACTCGTTACGATAGATATATAGCCGCCGACTTTGGCTACAACGACATGGCGTTTGTCGTGTTTGGTTATTACGATTTTGATCGGGTGAAAATAGTCATAGAAGACGAGCTTGTGTTTCAATACAAATCGTCTGTGCACATAGCAATCAATGTAATAGCCAAGGAACTTGACCTTTGGCACGGATATGCCGGACTGTCTGAGCAGTTCTTAAAATTAGCATTCAAAGAAGCGCTTGAGGAAATCGAAAAATACAGGCACATTTACGATAGAGAACGAGGGCTAGTGCGGAGGTTTGTTGATACACCGCCTTTAACTCGTGCCGACATGGTTGATGCTGTTGGGTGCATCTTTGCGGGAGCTCAAACAGCGGATAGAGATGCACAGATACATAGATTGCGTCGAATCATTCTTGAACGCAGGCTTGAAATAAACCCGAGGTGCCGAAACTTAGTTAGGCACCTTAGTTATGCGGTGTGGGCAGCATCGCGCAAATCGTTTGAACGTGACGCGGGATTCGGTCATTATGACGGGGTTGGGGCAATGCAGGTGATGACTCACCACGTTGACTATCGAAGCATGCCGAACAACTCTCTATTCCCCCCAGCGCTTGATATGGCCAACTTTAATATTCCAACTGTGATGACAAAAAACAGTCAATTTAGGAGAACGTGATGAATGATATGATTAAATTAAACCCTATTGACAATATTGAGTACTGGGGAGCAGATGCCGATACTAAAAAATTAGCGGCATCACTTACAGACCGTATAACCACGTTCGACTCGTTTTTAACGCAACACCACATGTGGATTCGCTGGAACTTTTCGGCAAAATTATATGATGGAGCTGACCCTAAAACTGGGGCTGTATCGTATGATGTACGAACGTTTGGAGAGAATGACGAGCTATTGACGAGCAAGTACAATTTATACCGTCGCACACTCGATTCATCTCATATTCTAATCACAGGTGTTCGACCATCGTTTGAGCCGCAAGCACTTGGTGATGACAGCGCGGTGACCGAGGCGACGACGATTGCATCTCAAATACTTGAGGATGCGTTATCAAAAAGAAAGGGTGAAGCGACTGCGATTATGTCATCAAAATACGCCCTACTTTATGGCGCTGGCTGGCATTATACTTTTTGGGATAAAAATGATGGGGATTTATTCACGTACGTTGATAGAGAAACAGGCGAACCAGTTCAACAGCCAGAAGGGAATGTGTGCTTTGCTGCACTGCCGCCCAGTCATGTTATCTATGATGTCTCGTGTGATGAGAACTCGGAGCCGGACTGGTTCATTGTTTCGCGACAGGTAAATAAGTGGGAACTTGCGGCTCGCTTTCCAGAATATGCGGACCATATTGTTGCATGTGGGCCTACAGATAGAGAACGATTCAAAAACTCATTCCTTATAGCTAACAGCGTGTCTATCTCTCAGAACAATACGGACTGTGTTACGATTTACGAGTTTTTGCATGAACGAACAAACTATTTACAGAGTGGTCGACACTCTATCATGGTTGGCGGCATGGTCGTTGCTGACGGGCCGTTAGAGTATAAAAAAGTACCGCTTTACGAGCTTTCATCTACTGCTCGTATTCCTCGCACGAGAATAGCAACAACTCATTTCTTTGATGTCATGGGAATGCAACGAGCCATCGACGCTTCGTTTTCTAGCGCACTGTCGATCAATGACGTCCTCGGCATTCCGAATATCTGGATTGGTATGGCTAACATGCTTGGCCGAGCCTTACCAGAGGTCATGGGTCGCGGGATTCGGTACATTATGAGCCAAGAAGAACCCAAACTACTAGAGTGGTCAGGCGCTCCTATTGCTCAGCAAGTTTCGTTTATGGAGTTTCTGAAGGGACAAATCGTTGAGGTGTCTAGGTTGAATGACGTGGCGTTAGGTAACTCGAGCGGCGCTACGTCTGGCAAACACCTTTCGATGGCGCACGCTATTGCTCAACAAAGCGCATCAGACTACCAAGCGGCCTATGCGATGCTGTTCGAACGAGTAGGGCTTTGCGTGCTCGAAATGTTTAGAGACTTTGCATCTGAAGAGCGCGTCATCCTCATGACTGGAAGAAATAAAACTTTGATGGCGAAACGATTTAAAGATGCGAAAATAGACGCAATTAAAGGTATTTCTATCAACGTTGGTTCAGCAATCATGCGTACCGCTGCTGGTAGAAAAGAGGTTGCGGACATGATGTTTGACAAGGGCGTTCTTAATCCTGAGCAATACCTAGAAATGATTGCAACAGGCAAATTGGAGCCAATGACAGAGGGGCCGCTTCAGCGCCGAGTTCTAATCGAGAACGAGAATCAAATGCTGATGAATGGGCAAAATCCACCTGTCCTAGAAACAGACAACCCTATTGAGCATTTCGAAGGGCACTTGCGCGTTATGAATGACCCAACGGCTCGTGTGACGCCTAATATTTTAATGGCATGCATGGCTCATTTTGTAGACCACATTGTCAAATGGGAGGAGATTGCGTTGAAGATGCCAGCTCTTGCAGCGGCTCTTAACTACCCGCCTCCTCCGTCAATTCAGCCTCCTATGGGGCCAGATATGAATACTATGCCTCCACAGCCAGGCGCACCAATGCCGCCCCCTACTGGGCCTCAAATGCCGCCTACAGACCCTATGCAATCTATCCCAACTCTCCCAGGCGGAGGGGTTCCCCCATCAATTGGCGATTTGCCAGCTAACTAAAGGAAAAAAATGTCAGAACCATCAGCATCACCAGCAGCTTCAAGTCCAGAGGCTTCAGCGTCACCTTCCCCCGCTCCTGTAGCGCCTTCGCCCACTCCTTCGGCGGATGGCGGCCCCGCATCTTCGACAGAAATGACGAATGATAGCGCAGCTGAGAACGTTCCTTGGCTATCGAAAATCAAAGACCGATTCGTCGAAAAAGACGGCAAATTACATATAAAATACCTCGTCGACGGAAAGGAAGAGTTGGCCGATTTTGATCAAGAGCACCGTCAGCGTCAAATCGATAAAGCTGGAGCAAAGCGCATCGAGGAGGGGGCTAGGCTTAAACGAGAGGCTGAGCAGACTCTTGCTCGAGTGAAAGAGGAGCTTGTCGAAGCGTTTACGAGCCCTGCTAAGCTTAGAAGTTTGGCTCTTCAAATGGGAGTCAATCCTAAAGTTTTGGCTGACCAAATCCTCGATCACGAGTACGAAGAGTCCCAGCTAAGCCCTGCTGAAAAAGAGCTACGGCAAATAAAGATGCAGCAACAGCAATATGAGCAAGAGCTTGAATGGGAGCGCCAGCAGCAGCAAGAGCAACAGGAACTTAGAACAAGAGAGTCGATTGACAGAGGAATCACGCAAGCCCTCTCAGACTCTCCGGACTTATCTCTTGACGATTTTCAAATGGACTATGTCCGCGCCTATTCAGATAGCGTTTTTAGGCACATTCAAGCCGGACAGCGTCCAGCTAAATTGCCAGACGGTCGCCCTGTAACGTATAAAATGATTGCGAACGAGGCCATTGCTAGTTTGCCAAAGATGCCACTTCAACCGAGTGATGATGATATCTTAACTCAGCTAGAAAAAAATGAACAGCTTCGACGCCGCGCCTTTGAAAAGTTTTTGCCTCAAAAGCCAGCGTCTCCCGACCTTCGGACCGTTGAAAGGCCAAGAGATGCATCAGGGCGCTTTATTCAAAGCGAAGCCTCGTCATCAGCTCCCCCTAAAAATACTTATTCTGATGGCGGTCTAGCTCGCCTGTTTAGACAATAACATCATAAGGGGGACGGTGTTGATTAAAACAAATTGACACCGCCCTACATGTATTGTATTGTGCGTCTGGCTTGATTTTATCTATCTTTTTAGATAAATAAAATGAAGCGTATTTGATATAGGTTGGGGGCCACCGTTCTTGGCGCTCTCTTATAGTCAATAAAAGGCCACCGTTTTCGGCGTCTTTTGCGACAAAA